ACTTGCTTTTCAAAGTCTGCGAGGATCTTGTCGCTTAGTTTGCTGATCCTGAAAATCCATAAGATCTTCTCGCGCTTGGTGAGATCCTCACGAGCTAGGCTCTCTTGGATCTCATCAATTTGTGGTTGATATTGTTCAATCATTTCAATTTCCTTGTCTGTTGTTTTAACTAAACGATTCAGAATAAAAATCGTTACAAAAAATTTTTATTAAATTCGCTTCGCTATTTTGTTTGAGATCATTTCAACGGCCTTTACAAAGAAAACCGCCGCTGAACATGGTGCCGCTAAGGCGCAGCCAATCGTCATCACAACAAACAGCCGTGATGAAACTGAGGCGTCCAACTGAATCCCGTCTAGGTTGTACATAACCAACCCAGTGCAGAAGGTGAACACAATCGTCCACATCGCTGAAAAGATCAGGGTGTCCTGATCCTTCAGTGCCTTGCGTTGTTCCGCAGCGATCATCGCTCGCGTTTTGTAGTTTGCGTAATCTTTCATTTCTCAGTCTCCTTGTTGGGCTTGAAGTAGTAGCCCTCTAGCTTTGGTGATCCGCACTTAGTGCGGCGTGATTTGCGTGAGTCCCATTTGTCGTTCACGCAGTTGTTGATAATTGTCATCATGTGTCTGGGGATCTTTGCGATCACAGTCATCTCGTTAAAGTCGAGATCTTGCAGATACATCTTAGGCGTCAGAACAAGCTCATAGCCTCTATCGGTTAGGTACTTGTGCGACACTGGGGTGGGTGTTCCGTTGTTGCAGCTACGCTGTAGCCCTCCGGTCATCTCATGCAGCAGTTCGTTAAGCTCTGCCTTGGTTTTTCGGTAGCCTTGGTTCTCGGCAATGGCTATCGCTCTGATCACACAGTCGCCTGCCCTTGCAGTGCCTAAGCCAGCGTCGGCCTTGCCGCCGTCGTTTTGTTTGAATCTCATATCAGTCTCTATTTGTTGTCTGTTGGTTATTGTACATATCCGCATTGCGTTGATCAACTGAGCGAGCCAGCTTCATAAGCTCATCTTCGGCAACCTTGTTGCCTTGCTTCACTAACGCAATCATTACTGGCATCAGCCCTTCCCATGTTGGGGTCATATCAACTTCAAGTTTTTCTGTTGTTTCCATAGTTACCCCGCCTTTCTGAATAGTTGTAAAAGATTGTTCGCCATGTACGGGAAGTAGTTCTCGCAAATGCGGTCTTCGTCTTTCTCCGTTGAGTTTTCGTTTAGCCCACCAGTTGCGTGAGCCAGTTTGATTATGTCGCAGTAAGTGAATGCGATTGATACGGTGCTGCACAGTCCAGCCAGCCAATCGGTGCAGGCTTTCTGCTGTCCTGATCTCTCAATCAGCCAGCCCATTTCAGACTCAAAGTTGCGTTTCGCTGCTGCGATCTTCTCGCCATCGCTCATGGATTCCATAACGTAGTCGTTGCCGTTTTCGTCGGCGTATCCGTCCAAGGTAATGCTTCTAATTAGGTATTCGTGAATTGCTTTCATCTCTAGTTCTCCTTAGTTACCGAGTAAAATCTTTTCCTAAATACGACAGTTGCTTGAAGCTCAAGGGCTGATCGTATTCTCTGTGTTCTGGTTTAGTGATCGCCCATGCAATGCACTGCCTAGCTAAACTCGCTTGAAACTTTGTCAGCTTTTCATTCGTACACAAGTCGTGAACATGAAAAGTTAAATCCTCATCTCTCCAGTTTGGATTCGCCTTGAGAGCAGAGCAAAGCTCAATGAATTGTCTGGTCGTGAGTATAGTTTCGGAAGCAAGCTCCACGAGATCGCGCAGATCTCTACGCTTGTTTACTCGCCGCTGAAACTCTTTGTGCTTTTCCCTCAAGGAAATCATTTCCTCAGTCGCGTCTACCGTTGCAAAACGAGTGTCTGGATTCCTCAGCTCTATGATTGAATCGGAACCGTCATCATTTATGACTGTCACCATATCCACATGGGAGTCACAGTTGAATGTGCCTCGCCGACTGTACACTCTGCCCTCGTGGGTAATCTCTCCAGTTTTTCTGTCTTTAATCGCCATCCTTAGTTCTCCTTGAGCCGCTATGCTGCGGCCCTGTTTTTGATTTCTTTTTCCATGCGGTTACGCAAAATTGTGCATTCCCAGCCTTTTGCAACTGCTGCTATCCGTTCACTAACAATAGCAGCGCGAAGGCTCTCCCAGCCTTTTGTTAAGTTTTCTTCGCTCTCTCTAGCTTGTGATGCTAAAAAATCAAACCTGTACGCTGCCGCAACAGCTAATTGATTGACCACTGCTAATTGATCGTCAGTCAGATTGCTTAAATCCATAGTGCTAATTTGTTCTGCGACATTTATTTTCATCTCTCGTTCTCCGGTGATGGCCGCGCTTACGCTGCGGCCTTGGTTGTTTTGGTTTGTTGTGCGTCCATGAAATCAATCGCCTCGCCAGCCAACACTGCTGCGTCGAGCAAGTATTTCTTGTCGCTGCGTAATGCCTTGAGCCAGCTACCAATATATTCAGCGTGATCTTGTCGCACTGTGGGAGTCACTTGCAGTTGCACACAAAGCATTGCCGCTCCCATCTCAGCGACCAGTTCCTCAAAGGCGTAAGCTCGGTCGCCAAACTTCTTGCCCTTGGTGCGATTCAATCGGTTAGGCGCTCCGGTCTTGTGTACTTCCTCATGGCACCAAGTGCTGTAGAAGCCTTCGGTGTCATTGAATAGGCATTGCTTAGGCAATGTGATCTCGTCAGTAGCTCTGTTGTAGAACGCTGACGCTGCGTCGGTGAAGTTGATCACTGAGCCAAGATTGCGCAGATACTTGTCTGCGTTTTCTATTCGCTTGACGTTGTTGATTGCTGGCAATTCGGGAGCATCCCAGCCTGTCACTTGTGAGGCGCTGAACACCGGATAACTTTTGTACATGGTGAAGGTCTTGGGATTGCCTTGGTCATCGGTCTGTGGAGCGCCGTTGTCATCTTTTCGGGTGATGGTTTGTGGTCGCATGATGTGGGTTGCTTTTGATCCCTTGATGATCTTTGCACCCAGTGCCTGCCATTGCTTGAATGTCGCCCAGTACGTCTCGCCTAGCAGCGCCAGATAGAATGCGTTCATGCCGCTGTATGATTTCTCGGTCTGAGGATTCGTTGGCATAGATGCCAAGCCTGCGAATGGTGCGAGCCACTCGCCAGTGTTCTTTTCCATCAACTCAATGATGTTGTTTGTGATTTGTTCGCGGATGTCAATTTTCTTATCAGTCATTTCAGTCTCTCGTTGTTTGTTGTTAAATTATACGTTCGTTGTTGTTTGTTTTACAAGTACCAATTCATTCTTACCAAAGTAGAACCAAGTGCCTGAGAACGTCTCAGGTTTGATGATTTCTGCCGTGCGTGTTGATCGTTTGCGGTATTCGTTACCGTTCAAGCTAAACTTGTTGTTAACAGGTAGATCGTTGAATTTTGTTAGGTATTTATATCTCACGTTTTCCCCTCGTTGGTTGTTGTAAATGGTTAGTTTAGTAGGCTGTTTGCCTTGCTTTTCAGCATTTCAATGGCCTTCGTAAAGGCGACAGCCTTGCCGTCGTTATAGGTTGTGATGTCGTGAATGTCTGCGTTCTCAGCAGTGGATATTGCTTCCTCTGCGAGGTCTTCTAATTCGTAAATTATTGCCGCAAACTCTTGCGCTATTTCCAGTTTGTTCATTGGTTAATCTCTCTCGTTGTTTAAGGTTGTCCGTCCACGGTGTGGACAATTAAAAACGCCAGCGTCACAAGTAGGACTGAGATGCCTACGCATCCATAGCCCATTGCAACCGCAATCCAACTGCCGTCGGTGACAATGAACATCACTCCAGTTGCAGCTAGTGCAAACACCATTGCCGTTAGCAATAGCGCCTCTATCGTCCAGCGTATCCAATTCCAAATTTTTCTAGCCATTAGTAGCTCCCTCGTTGTTTGTTGTTTCGGCCTGCTGTGGCCTCATCAGTGCGCCAGCATTAGGCGCAGACAATTCGCGCATTTGAGTGTTGCTCGTTGGTCATCGGTATAACTGCCCATTGATTGTCGGTTCGGATTCCTGCAACCAACTCGCTGAGTGCTGCACTGCCCGTTCCGGTACACGCCACACACTCCACCCAATACGACACGCTGCCCGTCCGGTTCTGGTGTCGCTTTGTTCGCGTTGTTGTCGCTAATGCACTTGCCAGCCTGCCCTTTAATTGTCGGTTCGCCTGTACTCGCTGACGTTTCGGACTGCCCGTTTCGGGACTGCCTGCAAACGCGCTGCATTAGCTATCTCCACCAGTTGGCGTCTAGGGTCGCTGTACTGCCATCTCTGGACTCACTACGCGATACCCCGCCGTTCCCAACTGGTCGCATCTTCCGCAAGGATCATGGCTCGCCATTAAGCTAACTAACTAATGTTGTCTATTGTCTGTGCTGTACTGCCCACGTTGGGACTCACTACTCACAACCAACAAGCAACGTTAGCTGTGATGATGTGCTGCACTGCCTACTAGGGACTCGCCACGCACAATCAAATGCCACGTTTCATCTTGGGGAAGATGGTCAGACGCACTGCCCCGCCTGACTAGGTGCTGGATTTAAGCACTCCAGCTTGCATCCCGATTTCGGTGTTGCTCGGGTCACAATCAGAGTCGGTCTGCCTACTGTGGGTCGCCCTGCGCTCTGATGGGATTTATTAAAAAACGATAAACAACCAACAGTCAACAGATAATTTCAAAAAAAGTTAAATTATTTTTGTGGATAGCCGTAAGTTATTGATTTGCATGATGTTATTTATTGTCTGTGGTAGTGAAAAAAAGCTTGCAGTAGGCATAATTGCGGCAGGTTTGCACGAATCCGCGCAGATTTTCACGAATAAGAGTTGGTTAGATATGGGTAAAAAAAGAGAGCTGACACCAAAGATGATGGCCTTTGCTCGCCATGTTGCAGCAGGTAAAACCTATGCTGAGGCGTACAGGCAAGCTTACAGTAGTACGGGTAAGCCACAGACGGCGCAGCAGGAAGGTTCACGGCTAATGTCAGACCCTCAGATAGCCGCAAGGGTACAGGTTCTGATAAAGGCAAGGGAGGATGCTTTAGTCCGTTCTGCCGTGTCAGATAGAGACGCAGTACTGTCTAAGCTTAGAGCGTGGCTAGAAACCAACACAGACCCCAACACTGGGCAAGAACCATCACCAGCACAATTACAAGCTGCCAACTTGCTGGGTAAGACGGTCGCGCTTTATACCGACAAAGTAGAAACGTCAGAGCAAAAATCGAGTGATCAGATCAGCGCAGAAATAGAACAACGATTAGCGCAACTGTTAGACAACAAACAAGATGACACAGTGGGCGAGAGCATACACTAACGGTTAGACATACAACGACCAACAGTAAACATCAGAGTTAAGGGGTGGCCCCTAACAAAAAATATCTTGATGATAGTCAAGCTCTGGCCGACCCCCACACCCCCCTACAGCGCGTGCGCGTACAAAATATATATACATAGTAAAACGCTCAAACAATCACAACTTTTCCCACACAACTCACAACAAACAACAACCCACACCCTTTTATTTTCAGAAAAGCCTCTAGGAATCCTAGCCCCAAAAAAAATTTCTAAAAAAAATCACATTTTGTTGACTTACTTTGTCAAGCCCTTCAGTATGGTAAAATCACTAAAGTTGACTGAGAACGTTCACACATAGAACATTCTAAGATGCCCTACGGGTATCGGGCATCTTGTGATAATCAAATTGAGAACGTTCTCATTGTGGAGTGTTCTATGAGAGGCTTATGGATATTTCTGAAAAGATAGACCCAGAACTCCTGAAGTCTCTCCCTGATCTTCCGCTGGAAGAGCAAAAAGAAATCCTGAGTATGTTAGAGCAGCTAGAGGCTGCGGATATGCGTGAGAAGTCTCGCGCAACCTTTATGGGTTTCGTTAAGTCTGTCTGGCCTGCTTTTATTGAGGGCCGTCATCACAAGATCATGGCTAACGCTTTTCAGCGTGTTGCGGATGGCGAGTTAAAGCGGCTGATAATAAATATGCCGCCAAGACACACTAAATCAGAGTTTGCGTCTTATCTGCTTCCGTCTTGGTTTTTGGGTAAGTATCCCGAAAAGAAGATCATTCAAACTGCACACACTGCGGAGTTGTCGGTAGGTTTTGGACGTAAGGTTCGTAACTTGGTGGATAGCTCTGATTTTAAGAACGTGTTCCCTACTGTGGCTTTACGGGCTGATTCAAAGGCAGCGGGACGGTGGAGTACAAACGCAGGCGGTGAATACTTCGCTATCGGGGTAGGTGGTGCCGTCACGGGTAAGGGTGCGGATCTTTTGATCATTGATGACCCTCACAGTGAGCAAGAAGGCCAAAGCGCCGATCCGGGCGTGTTTGATAAGGTTTACGAATGGTACACCTCTGGGCCTCGCCAGCGTTTACAGCCGGGAGGTGCCATAGTTGTAGTTATGACTCGGTGGCACAAAAGAGATCTTACTGGGCAGATTATAAAATCATCTGTTCAACGTTCAGGCACCGACGAATGGGAAGTGATTGAGTTCCCTGCAATCATGCCATCAGGCAAGTCGTTATGGCCTGAGTTCTGGCCCTTACCGGAACTAGAGGCGCTCAGAAACGAATTACCAGCACCTAAGTGGAACGCGCAATACCAGCAGAATCCCACATCAGAAGAGGGTGCCTTGGTTAAGCGTGAGTGGTGGCAAGAATGGGACAGCGAGGTTCCTCCACCTTGTGAGTTTATTATTCAGTCTTGGGATACGGCATTTCTTAAGACTCAACGATCAGACTTTTCAGCCTGTACAACGTGGGGCGTTTTTTATCACGCAGATGAGGACGGTGTTTCTCAAGCAAACATAATTCTTCTGGATGCGCTCAAAGAGCGTTTAGAGTTCCCAGAGTTAAAAAAAGCCGCTCAAGAGTATTACGGCTACTGGCAACCGGATGCGTGTATTGTTGAAGCAAAAGCAGCAGGCACGCCCCTTATATTTGAATTAAGGGCAATGGGTATACCTGTTGCTGAATACACTCCATCTAGAGGCAATGACAAGATCGCTCGCGTAAACGCTGTAGCGGATCTGTTTGCTTCAGGGATTGTATGGAGGCCGAATACTCGTTTTGCCGAAGAGGTTGTTGAAGAGTTCGCATCTTTCCCCGCAGGGGAGCATGATGATCTAGTGGACTCATCTACACAGGCGCTACTCCGCTTTAGGCAGGGTGGTTTTTTAAGGTTAAGAAGTGATGAAGAGGATGAGCCTTTTTACCCAAAGAAGGCTAATTATTACTAATGCCATATCTCCAAAGTAACATCCCGTACTTTAAGTGCTGGGTGAGAAAAGAGTACACGCATAACCATACGAAATATCATGGAGAGTTTCTTCATGCTATGGCGATTGCGGTAACTACAATGCCTACAAGATGCTTGAGCTTTCAGATTATCTTTACTGGGGCAGAAACCTACGACACCGATGAGCCTAATGTTCATGGTGGCGCAATGTGGGCAAGGATGCCGATAACGGCTTTAGTTGCCGACACACCCTATGAGGAATGGCCTGATCCAATGCCTGTATGGGCTGCACAACCTTGGGATTGTAGTTCTAGGGATCACAGTGTGTATGTTCTGGACAGGGCAACACCTTGTCCTTGGATGGCAAAGATAGACGGTCAGTTCTACCCTGCGAAGTATTATTTCACGGTAGATTACACGAACAACGAGATTGCAGATGACCCTGCTCAGCATAAGCAGAGTCATGTCATGGAGCTACTTGATGCTGGCCCGTACACGGGAAACATCGTAGCTTTGCCAAATAATCGTGTTAGGGTGACTCATCCAGCATGGTTTGAGA